GATTACCTTGCACAACATCCTGCTAATAAACCATTACCTGCAGATCAATGGATAAAAGAATTTTCAAACTTTAATAGATTAAGTTCTTATGAGATACCAGTAGCAGGTGCAAAAATAAGAGCCTCTATTACTAAAGAAGAATTGTTTGATACTAACATAGCTCAATTTGATAAAGAAGGAAAAGTTGTTGGTGGGTTTTTAAGATTAGCACAAGAAAACAATTTACCCGTATCAAAATTAGATTTAATGCAAATGGTTGAAAAATCACCAGCAGTAAACACTGTTATTAGAAGATTTAAATATCAAAGCCCTGAAAAAATAAAAGCTGATGCTGACTCTTATATTCAAGAAGAACTAAGAATTTACGATGATGCATCAAAAAAGATTAATGAATATTATGCTGGGCTTCCTTCGTCAGAACAAGCAAGAACTGCAACCTCAATTGAAAGAATTCAAAAAGGGATAATGGATTTAAAAGCTGAATCAATAGGTGTTAAAGCAAGGATTGAAAATGCTTTAGAAGGAGGGTTATTACCTGAACGATTAGCTAAAGATTATTTTACTTCAATAAAGGAAACAGGTAAATCAAATGTAGGAATAGGTCGATTAAATCCATTTATTAGAAATGAGCTAAGTATAAACCCTGATAAATTTATACCTACAGAAACTTTGACTGCTTTAGCTAACAAAGGTAGAACGCTTGCAAGAAACATACAAACACAAATTAATCAAGGATTAACTCCAAGATATGGTGAGCAATTCAGTTACAGAATACAAGGTGCTGAAGATTACTTTGAAGATGTTGCTTATATTAAAAAAATTCCATTTGATAAAGATGTTAAACCAGGAGCTTTATCTGCACAAAAGCATTATGAAGAAGTAGCAGGTGAAACTTTTAAAAATCAAATTTATCACAATAGATATGGAAAGAGATCTTTAGAAGGTAATCCAAATAAAAAAGTATTTGCTATAGATGAAATACAATCTGATATTCAAGCAGTTGCTTTTCCAGCTGATCCAACAAGAACTAAAGTTATAAATCCATTTAATAGTGAACAAGAATTTAATCAAGCGAACGTAGCTTTAAATAATATTAAAGATAAAATGAAAGCTATTACAAGTAAAGGTGCAGCAATTACAGATAAAGATAAAGTTGAATTTAGAAAACTATCTTCTAATTTTGAAGAACTTAGAAAAAAAACTATGAATGCTTCTAATGTTGCTAAAATTAAAGATAGGTATGGTAGAGATGGAGATGTTCCTTATTTACCATTTTTTGACAGATCTTCATATGGTGATCATGCATTAAAACAAACTTTAAAAACTGCAGCAGAAAATAATGTAGAGTGGGTTGTTGTTAATCCAGTTGAAAGATTACATGCATTAAGAAATTTAAGTCCAAGTGGAGATAAACCATTTTATGGCAAACTGGGAGACTGGGAGTTTTATGGTGATGCAGGAGGTAAAGCTGGGAGACTGGGAGTGAGTGCAAAATCTGATAGAGCAGGAGAAACAAAACTTACAAATCCAAAACAATTTGCAATTATACCTGATCGTATGAGAGATTTAGCAAGACAATATAATTCTGAAGCAAAAACAATTAATGTATCTTTATCTGATCCTGAAAAACCTTTTAAAGTAGTTGAAAAACTTAACTTAGATGAAAAATCAGCAAAAGCTTTGGGTGTTCCAAAACAATTACAACAACAGCATATAGCTGCTTTTAAAACTAAAGAGGAAGCTGTTGCTTGGCAATCTATAACTGGAAAACGTGGTGAAATAGTAAAAATGGAAGCTAATGATCCAAACCTTTATTATCCTGCCTTTGGTATTAAAATTACTGATACAATGAAAGGTACACCCTTTAAACTATACAAAAAAGAGGGCGGTCTAGTCGTTAATATATTTGCGTGATACTATAATATTTGCTATAACAAATCACTAAATCATGGCTGAAATAGATAAAAATAATCCAACTCAAGATCCTATCCTTGAAGAAAAAGAAGTCGATATAGAAATTGAAACTCCAACCGAAGAGGGTGAAGTAGAAGAAACTACAGAAGAAACAGAGGAAGATTTTTATAAAAATTTAGCCGAAGATATGGATGATACGATATTATCTCGTATGGCAGGAAGTTTAATTCAAGATTACAGAAAAGATAAAGTTTCAAGACAAGATTGGGAACAAACGTACACACAAGGTCTAGATTTACTAGGGTTTAAATACACAGATCAAACTAGACCCTTCCAAGGAGCATCGGGTGTAACACATCCATTACTAGCTGAGTCAGTTACACAATTTCAAGCACAAGCTTACAAAGAATTATTACCACCTGAAGGACCTGTAAGAACACAGGTTGTTGGAGCTGCAACTCGTGAAACTGTAGAACAAGCAAAAAGAGTTGAGAATTTTATGAACTACATGTTGATGGAGGAAATGCAAGAGTACACTCCAGAGTTTGATCAATTGTTATTTTATTTACCAATATCAGGATCTACATTTAAAAAAATTTACTATGATGAAATAATGCAAAGAGCAGTTGCTAAATTCATTCCCGCGCAAGATTTGGTAGTGCCTTACTATGCAACAGATTTAAAAGATTGTGAAAGAATTACACACATCATTAAGATGAGTGACAATGAAGTTTTAAAAAAACAAAGAGCAGGATTTTACAGAGATATAGAATTAACAGTTAAGAGACCAGAAGAAAGTAATTTAAAACAAAAACTTGATGAAATTGAAGGTGTTAAACCTGCAGGAGATACAGATTTTCAACACAACATATTAGAAATGCATGTTGATTTAGATCTAGAAGAATACGAAAAAAATCCTGTTACATCTAAAAAAAATAAAAATATTAAAATTCCTTACGTTGTAACGATTGATGAAGGCTCTCAAGAAATTTTATCTATCTATCGTAACTATAGTCCTGAAGATGAATTAATGAAAAGAACAGAATATTTTGTTCATTATAAATTTTTACCAGGTTTAGGGTTTTATGGTTTTGGATTAATACATATGATAGGTGGATTATCACGAACAGCAACCTCAGCATTAAGACAATTACTCGATGCAGGTACTCTAGCTAACTTACCAGCAGGATTTAAATCACGAGGCATAAGAATTCGTGATGATGACCAACCTTTTCAACCCGGTGAATTCAGAGATGTTGATGCACCAGGTGGAAATATTAAAGATCAGTTCCAACTTTTACCATTTAAAGAGCCAAGTCCAACTTTATTTCAACTTTTAGGCTTCTGTGTACAAGCTGGACAACGTTTTGCATCCATTGCAGACATGCAATTAGGTGAAGATAGTGCAAATCGAGCTGTTGGAACAACAATTGCACTTTTAGAACGTGGTTCAAGAGTTATGTCAGCAATTCACAAACGAATTTATTACACAATGAAGCAAGAATTTAATCTTTTGGCTGATGTTTTTGCAACTTATCTACCTCCGGTCTATCCATATGCAGTTACAGGAGCAGATCGACTTGTAAAAGTAGAAGATTTTGACGACAAAGTTGATGTTATCCCAGTTGCGGATCCAAATATCTTCTCAATGGCTCAAAGATTTACACTTGCACAAACACAATTACAAATTGCACAGTCAAATCCTCAAATGCATGACCTAAGAGAAGCATATAGACGTGTTTATGAAGCAATTGGCACAAGAGAAATAGATTTATTAATGCCACCACCACAAGAACCATTTGCACAAGACCCTGCACTAGAGAATGCAAGAGCATTAAAGATGGAATTATTACAAGTATTCCCAGAACAAGACCATGATGCACATATCGCGGCTCACGGGGCATTTATTCAAAGCAGAATGATACAAATTAACCCTATGGTGTATGCATTACTACAAGGGCACATATCAGATCACATTTCATTTAAAGCACAAGGAGAAGTTGGTGCAATGATTGCTGAATCTGAGGAAATGAATATGATGGCTAAACAAGATCCAGCAGGATTTGAAATACAATTTAATTCTATGGTTGCAAAACGAATTGCAGAATTAACAACACAGCTTATTCAAGCAGAAGGTGGTACACAACAACAAGATCCACTAGTAGCTTTGAAACAAAGAGAATTAGATCTTAAAGCTATGGACATTCAAAGAAGAGCCCAAGAAACTCAACAAGATTTAGAACGTAAAGAAATAGAACTTGAAGAAAAGTATGATATTGAAAGAATGAAAATGGAAAATCAAGAAGAACAAGCAGCTGAAAGAATGAAAGTTGCTAAAGATAAATTAAAATTAGCAGAACAATCTTTAAGAGCTAAACAAAATGAACCAAAGAAAAAAGGTTAAACTTCCTGGTAAAAGATTTGGTCCCCCTCCTAAAAAAGGTCCTGCTTCTCAAGGAATGAAAAAGGGTAAATATATTTCTAGACAAAAAATAAATAAATAGTATATCTCTCCTTAAAATAACGTGGATATATGATTCAACAAACATACGATAAGTTAACAAAAGAACAAAAATTAATATTTCTTGCTGGGGTATTTGAAGGAGAAGGATCTTTTGGTTTTTGGGGAAAAGAACAAAAAAATAATAGGTACCTTAGAGCACAAGTAAGAATGACTGATGAAGATATTGTAGTTAGGTTTATAGATTATTTTAAGTTAGGCTCTGTTAGTACACACACACCTAAAAAAAACCACCTAAAGAAATCATGGAAATGGACTGTAGCTGGAGATAAAGCAATGGTTGTGATGTTGCAAATGGCTCCATATCTTGGTATAAGAAGAAAGGAGAAATTTGAACAATGTTGCCAATCTTACAAGCAGTTGCCCCACTTGCGAAAATCTTATTTAACACAGTTGATAAAGCAGTCGCCGATAAAGACCTTGCCGCTAAATTAAAAGCAGATCTGCAAACACAAATGTTGCAGTCTCATACACAAGAATTTACTGCTGCAGCAAAAATTATCGAAGCTGAAGCAAAAGCTGGATGGTTTGCATCTAGCTGGAGACCTTTATTAATGTACGTATTAATTTTTATATTAATATGGAATTATGTATTGGGACCAGTAATTTTATTTTTCTTCAAAGCTTCTATAACAATTTCACTTCCAGGAGACGTATGGACCCTTTTACAGATTGGTCTCGGAGGGTATGTCGTAGGCCGCAGCGCGGAATCAGTTGCTAGAACTATGGCTAACAGACCACAACCTAAAGAACAAGAAAACGGATAATGTTAGAAAGATTAAAAGATTTAATTGCAAATAATTTTATTGCAAAAAAAATCAACGATAAAAATAATATTTTATTACGAAGCCGTAAAGAAGTAGAGATTAATGGCAATGGAACTTCTGGTTATACAATTAAAGAAGGTGAACACAAAGGAACTGTGTTAGGTCACATTAAAAGAGATAAAAATGTTATTTAATTTAATTAAAAAGTTTTCATCTTGGTTAGATTATTGGATTTGGAGACAAGAACTTAAAAAAAGAATTAAAAGAAATAATGGCTAAAACAATTTTAGTCACAGGTGCAGCTGGATTCCTAGGCTCACACATTTGCAAAGAACTTCTCAATAGAAAATACGAAGTACTAGGTGTAGATAATTTATTAGGAGGAGATAAAGATAATATTCCTTTCTTAAATAATTTTTACAAAGCTGATTGCTCAGACTTTCAACGAATGTTAAAAATTACACAAGGCATTGATGTATTGTTTCATTGTGCAGCAACAGCTCACGAAGGTCTATCTGTATTTTCACCTTACACAATTACACAAAATAATATTATGGCAACGGTAGGTGTTGCAACAGCTGCTATTCAAAACGGTGTTAAAAGAATTATCTATTGTTCTTCTATGGCAAGATATGGAGATCAACAAAGTCCCTTCACAGAAGATATGCCAACTAAACCAGTTGATCCATACGGTATATCTAAAGTTGCTGGAGAAGAAATATTAAAAACTTTATGCAAAGTCCATGGTGTAGAATTAGTTATTGCAGTTCCGCATAACATTATTGGACCTAAACAAAAATATGATGACCCATTTAGAAATGCTGTATCTATTTTTATTAATAGAATGTTACAAGGTAAGCCTCCAATTATTTATGGAGATGGTATGCAGACTAGATGTTTCTCCTACGTAGATGACTGTTTAAACTCATTAATTAAAATGGTTGAAGACCCGTCAGTTGTGGGCCAAGTGATTAACATCGGGCCTGATGAAGAGTTTGTGACTATCAAAGAGGTCGCTGAGACGTGTGCCAATCTTACTGGTTTTAATGGAGACTTTGTTTATGTACCAGATAGACCACAAGAAGTTAAACATGCAACGTGCTCCTCGGACAAAGCAAGAAAGCTTCTAGGTTATAAGACAATGACTAATACGAAAGAAGGTATTAAGAAGACCTATGAATACATCAAGGAACACGGACCACGGGCCTTTCAATATCATCTAGACATAGAGATTATAAATGATAAGACTCCAAAGACCTGGACTCAAAAAAAGATATGACTTTAATCGAAATAATTAATAAAAACGATTATATTATAAAACACGGAACAGATAAGGAATCAAAACACAAATATTGTAGTGCTTTTTATGAGAAAGCTTTTTTTGATTTAAAAGATAAAAAATTAAACATACTTGAAATTGGAATTCAACAGGGATCTAGTTTAGTTTTGTGGAATGAATATTTTAAAAACTCAATTGTTTACGGAATTGATAATTCGGATTTTATTAAAGATAGATTAGACACTTACCCTAGAATAAAAACAATCATACAAGATGCTTATAAAAAAGAATTAACTTTTAATCTTCCGTTGTTTGATATCATAATTGATGATGGGCCACACACTTTAGAATCACAAATTAAATTTATTAATAATTATTTTAAAAAATTAAATAAAAATGGTAAACTATTTATAGAAGATATAGATGGAAAATATAATTTAGAAGAATTAAGAAAAGAAGCGAGTAAGTTTACTTCAAAAATAACATCAATAGATTTTAGATCAAAC